CGAAGTTAGAAGAGACCTATGAGTTAATCGCATTCTTAAAAGACCAGAGAAATATTCTTGCCGGAGCAAATAAGAACATCACTGAAATTAAAGAGGCAGATAGGCTAATTAATGATGAGATTAAAAAGTTTGAGGCAGTCGTTTCTATTTTAGAAGATGATGAGTTAACCAAGAACGACGGATACATGGATGCTACTTTAGGATCTGAATATGACGGAGCCCCAAAAGGTACATCAATTAAAGTCGATGCCCTTGACTATACATCAGCCGCAAAAGATGATATGATTACAGTAATTGTAGAAGATAAACCAATGAAGGTTGTTAAGAGACACGTTGACCTTATGGTTGACGATTCAATCTAATTGATTCACATACATAATATCTAGAGGCCAATTGGAAACAATTGGCCTTTTTTGTATATAAAATTAAAATAATAATCCAACCGTGGCAAGAAAGAAGAATTATCTAAATAATAGAGACCTGTACGATCAAATAGTTTTATCAAAAGAACAGGACAAATTAACACCAGACGCAGAAAAGATGTTGGTTCTCCTAGCTGAGCGGGCTATTAGAAAATTGTCTTATGTAAACGAGGACGATCGACAGGACTGTTTACAATTTGCTCTATTGGATCTTCTTAAATACTGGAGAAACTTTAATCCTAAGTATACGAATGCATTTGCATATTTTACTGAAATTGCTAAACGTGGATATGCAAAAGGTTGGAATAAAATCCACCCTAAAAAATACAAGTCAACCCTAAGTCTTGATAAATCAAGCGGATCCTATGGAGAAGAGGGAGGACTGTTCAATATTTAATGTCAATAAAAAACGTAAAGCCAACCAAAAATTCAGGGTTTATACAAGGTTATTTTGAACCAAAATATCCAAACAAATATTTAGGAAAGACCCCAATTATCTTTCGTTCCTCATGGGAGCGAAAGTTTATGGTTTTATGTGACAATAGAGATGATGTTATTCATTGGTCATCTGAACCGGTAGAAATTAAGTACTGGTCTACTCTCGATAAAAAAGAGCGCAAATATTATCCTGACTTTTATATGAAAGTCCAGAAAGGGGATAGTTATGAAGAGTTCTTAGTTGAGATTAAACCTTCTGAACAAATCAAGAAACCACAACCTCCAAAAAAGAACTCAAAGAAGGCACTTGCGTCATATAAGTTTCTAGCAGAGCAGTTTGTTAAAAATAGAGATAAATATGCATATGCTAAAAAATGGGCCGAAGAGAGAGGCTGGAGATTCGTAGTCCTAACTGAAAAATCTCTTAAATAATGGGAGTTATTAAGACTGAAATTAGAAAACTTAGTAAAGAGGCTGGTGGTAAAAGACTTGCTAGAGTAAAGGCGCATGCTTGGTTTGAGAATGGCAAAAAGATGATGAATGAAAAGTCAGTTGCCGCTACCGGAAAGAGATTTAGACCTGGAAAGATATATGTCTTTGAGTACACCTCACCGAAATGGGCAGATAAATTAGAATGGTGGGATAAAAATCCAGTGGTATTGGCTCTCGACCCATATAATGGAAATGACGTGGGTATTAATCTTAATTTACTTCCAGTTAAAGTAAAGGAAGAACTTCTTGATTATGTCTATACAATTATGCAAAACCAAATTAAAAACCAAATGAAAGGTCGTAAGTCTGGAGATGCGATAAGACAAGGACAAATAAACCTTTCATATGCTGGAGCAAAAAAGTTCTTGGGTAGATTTGGATTTGACTTTGCAATTAGACAATATATACCAAATTTAAAGAGCGGACAAGCAGTGATTTCATACGAGAATTGGAGTACAATAGCACTTTGTGACTTTATAGATCTAAATGGATCTACAGTCGGAAAGGTCAGAAGACAATTTAGAAAGCACCTAGGTAGTTAAGAATATATAAACAGAATATAATAGTAAAAAAATGGCAGGATTTACTGATAGAAATGGACCATTAAGTACGGGAAAGAGACCATTTAGAATCTCTACCGCATTGAAAAATCTATCATCGTTCGGAATGAGATACGATGACTTGGTTCTTCGACAGTCTCAAGCAATTGGGCCGATGGAGGATCAATTTGGCTATGGTCAAATGAATCCAATGGGTCTTGATAATGATGACATCTATGGAGCGTTTGCCGCTCTGTCGATGACTGATGTCAACCTAAAGAAAAACATCCCATTCTTTGATAAGGATTATGAAGGTAAAAGAGATGAACTAAGAAGATTTTCACTTAACGACGAGATCGAGGATATTCTCGATATTATGTGTGATGAGACTATAGTTTATGATGAAAGAAATTTCTTTGCTCAACCTGAAATCATTGGAATGGAAGTTAGTGATGAAGTTGAAAAAGATCTTAACAAATATTATAAGCAACTTTATCAGTACTTTGGATTTACACAAGATCAATCAGCTTGGTATTACTATAGAAAATTCTTAGTTGATGGCTATCTTGCATTCGAAATTGTATATTCTCCAGATCAAAAGGAGATTATTGGTTTTAAAGAACTTGATCCAATTACACTTATTCCTGGATATAATCACGAAGACGGTAAAAAAGTTTGGGTACAATATAAAGACGATCCAGTAAAAGAGAGAAAATTATACGACTCTCAAATCATCTATATTTCATATTCTTCAATTACGACTGCAAGTAGAGTTTCATATATTGAAAGACTTGTTAGAGCATTTAACCTATTGAGAATTATGGAACACACTCGAGTTATTTGGGCAACAACAAACTCGAGCTTTAGAATGAAGTTTATTATTCCAGTTGGTGGTAAATCAAAGACAAGAGCAAAACAATCTCTTGCTCAATTGATGCACTCATATAAAGAAAATGTTGATTTTGACTGGGAAAGTGCTTCGCTTCAAACCGATGGAAAACCAATGCTACAATTCAATAAAGAATATTGGTTACCTTCAAAAGATGGTGAACAGCCAGAAATTGAAACACTTGGAGGCGATGGACCTGATCTTTCAGACACAGAAGCACTTAAATACTTTAGTGATAAATTAAAACACGTTTCTAAAATTCCTTACTCACGTTTCCTATATGAAGATGGTGGTGGTGATTTTAACCTTGCTGCTGATGGAATGATTAGAGATGAAATTAAATTCTCTAAGTTTATTAATAGACTTAGATCAGTTTTCCAAGAGGTATTGGTAAAGCCACTCTACTTACAGATGTGTCTTAAATACCCTGAATTTGAGAATGATCCACAATTCAAAACACAAGTTGCACTTCGATTCAATGAAGAAAATGTATTTGCAGAATTAAAGAACTACGAAATCATGGAGCGTAGATTAGACTTTATTGGACAGATGAGAGACAGCTTAATGACAACAAACCCAGCGACGATGGAAGAAGAATACTTCTTTGACATGAACTTCCTTGTTAAAAAATATCTTAAAGTATCTGATGATGACTTGGCAGCAAATGCAGCGGCTAAGGCTAAAGATGACGCCGAAAGCGCAGATGAACCAGATGCAATGGATATGATGGGTGGAATGATGTAAATAAAAAGATAAATACAAAATGAAATACGTAAAATTATTTGAACAATTCATTAAGGAAGACACTATGAAACCTGGAGAAGAATCTGAGGTTACAGTAGACGACATCACACTAGAGGATGGTAAAACAATCCCATCTGCAGAGATAGTTGGAGCAATTGTTAATTCTGAGAATGAAAAGCAATTGGAAGACTACTTCTTCGACAAATATGGTCAAAATGCGTTTAAGCAAGGCGAACTGGCTGAAATCAAGCAAAAGTGGAATGAATGGTATGCTGAACAAAAAGAGGAAGAAGCAGACGCAGAGAAAGAAGAAGAGGCACCTGCCGGAGCTGAAGCAGAGGCTGGAGCTGAAGACACTGAAGAGGGCGGAGATGATATCGATAGCGAATTAGCAGACATCGAGAACATGTAAAAAACTTTAGAATTGTCATTAGATATATAAAGAAACAAATAAACCAAAAATATGGAAAATATAAAGGATCTTTTGATCGTCGAGATGTCTTCGAAAACTCTTTCGGTGACTGATGGTGGCGCAAAAGAATATGTTTTGGAAGGTATTTTCGGAGAAATCGATGTAAAGAATAAGAATCAAAGAATTTACAGCGAGGATGAATACGTTCCACAAATCGAAGCACTTCAGAATAAGATTAAGTCTGGAAAGCTTTTAGGGGAGTTAGATCACCCATCACAGTTTGACGTATCTCTGAAGAACGTCTCACACATCATTGAAGATTTATTTTATGAGAAAGAAACCAAGCAGGTAAAGGGTCGTATTAGACTATTAGATACTGATGCGGGTAGACAGGCGAAGGCTCTTGTTGATGCTGGGGTTCCTCTACAAATTTCTTCTAGAGCAGCTGGTGCTGTTGAATCAGATGGTAAAGTTAAAATTAAGCAACTATTTACTTATGACTTAGTTGCAGACCCTGGATTCGAAAATGCAGAGCTGAAAAGAGTTAATGAATCTTATGGATTCAATAACGAGAACGGTCTCTATATTTATGAGATAAATAAATCAAATAACGAACAAACACAAATCATAGAAAATAAAGACATGGCAGATTTTGTAAAAGCTGAAGACTTTAATAAGTACACAGAATATCTTGCTAATGAGATCAAATCATTAAAAGAGACGTTAGATACTAAAGAGACCGAAGCAAATGAAAACAATGAGCTAGATGGAATCAAAGCTCACAATGACCACATCGTTGAAAACGTAAATAACATTTCAGAATACGTTGAGTATCTTGCTGAAAAATTAGATCAAGCGATCCAATACAGCGAGCACGTTGCTGAAAAAGCAGATCAAGGAATTCAGTATAGTGAATCAGTTGCTGAAAAACTAGACAGTTCAATTCAATACACTGAAGAAGTTGCTGAAAAACTAGACCAGTCAATTCAATACAGCGAGCACGTTGCTGAATCACTATCAAAAGTTAAGGAATATGCTAATTACCTGGCAGAAGCACACAACGAAAATACTGAGTCAGCTGAAAAACTTATCGAGTACACTAACTACTTGAAAGAGAATTTACAATCAGTTACTGAATATGCTGAGTATATTGCTGAATCTATCAATGAAAATCTAGTAGTTGAAGAAGAAGGAGTTGAAGCTGGCGTAGAAGTTGAAGATCTTGAAAAAGATGTTGAAGTTGGTGATAACTCTAAAGAAGGAGATGTTGAAGGCGAAGAAGCAGCAACCCCTGCAGAAGATATGGATTCTGAACTAGATAACAGCGAACAAGACGTTGCTCCAGAAGGAGATGACGCTGAAGATAAGTCAGACGAACTAGAAGCAGATCTAGAAGGCGGTGCTGATGATGCTGGTAAAGAAGTAGAAGAAGCTGAAGAAGTTTCAGCAACTGATGCATATAAAAATGAAATTTCTGAAAAACTTAACACACTAGTAGAAGCT